GACCAAGAAGCTGACGATGGGATGGATGATGATACATCACCACAAAATCATGATAGTAAAATGATTGGTATGTCTGAAGAAAAAAAAGATAAACCAAATCCATGGTCTATTTGTCATTCACAAGTTGGACCAAAAAAATCAAGAAAGTGGGAGAGATGTGTTAGAGAAGTAAAAAAACAATTGGCAGAAGGGAAAAATCCCGTATCTTTGTTCTTAGAATCACAAATACAAAAAATCGTGGAAAAACATATGCCCCCCAAAATAACTAAAGGTGACTTAATGAAATACATTTCTGAAAATTCACCTGAACCAATAACAAAACCAGCGCCACCAACAACAAAACCTGGTACAAGACCAAGACCATCACATCCTGGTAAAAACCCAAACCCTGGAGAAAATCCTGCACCAAAGGCGAAAAAAGTTTCACCTGAAGATGCAAAAGACAAAGTGATTGATGTAATAATGCAACTATTAGAAAAATAATTTATGGCAAGGAAATTAAAAGAACAGATTGATTACGGGAACACACCTGAAAGAATGGACCCGAATTTAGAAAGAAAATTAGCTAGTCCTGAAAATTTGTATGGTAAAAACCCTGCAATGAAAAAAGGGGTACAAGATGTTCAAAGATTGGTTAGTAAACGATTTCAAAAAGTTGCTGATAAGTTAAGAGAAGTTACTGGTATTCAGGATTTAAGTTCACGACAAGTTCAAGGTATGGTTTACCAAGAAATGATGAGAAAACTTCCAAACATTATGAGGATTGAATCCGAAAACAGAGATGAACTAATTGAATTGGCAAAAGAAGCTTCTTTAGATGAAGCTGAGGTTCCATCAGATTGGTATCAAATTGAAGCGACTTTAGGGATGCCGGAAACAGATAACTTTAGAATGGCACCTGAAGATGATGAAGAAGAAGAGGATGAAGACGAAAAGGAAGAATTAGAATTTCCGTCTTTTGATATTGAAGATTTGACTGATGAGGAAATTTTAGAATTAGAAAAACACAAAAGAAATATTGTTAATGCTCTCATTCAAGGAGCCGCAAAAAAGGGTCATTACCTTTTCCAAAAACCTGAAATTAAATCAAGGTTAGATGCAATTGACCCATCACTATATGGTGATTATTTGGGTATCATGGCAATCAATGATTTTATGTACTTTAGTATGGAACAAATGATTGAGATGATGAGTCAAACAGGTCAAGGTATTGCCGGTAAAGTAGAATTAGGGGATGCTGATGATGAAGATGGTGGAGAAGAAGGTGAAGAAAAACCCGATACTAAAATCATGGCAACAGGTTTAATTTTTCCAATTCTTTGTCATGAAATTATTAAAGGGTTAGAGGAAGCCAAAGGTAGACATGGATTACCATCCGAACCAGGAATGAGACAAAAAGTGTTAGGTCAAACCGATATACTATCAAACGAACCAATGCAGTTAAGGATAGGACCTGAAATTGTTGAAAAAATTAGGTTTGCATTACCTGAAGATATTTTTGACCCCGAATATAAAGGGTTAATAAATTGGTTTCACATTTTACTATACCAAATACCCGCTCAAGAATTCTTAGAACTTATTGGAAACGCAATCTCAGAAGATTCTTCAAAACTCGGAAAAGCTAAATCTCGATTTGAAGAAATCGTTAAAGAAGCTAAAAAAATGAAAGAAGAATTTGAAAATTACAAGGAAGAAGAAGAAATTGATTCCGAAGAAGATGATGAAGATGGTTTAGATGATTTTTTAAGTGGTTTAGGCATAACAAGACCTGACTAACAATGTGTGAATAAAGAACAATTAATTATAGAGTTAACGAAGTGTATGAGGAGTACTCCTTATGCACTTCGAACTTATTTACAAACATACGACAATACCGTATCAAAATATGTCCCATTAGACCTATTTCCAGACCAAGTTAGTTTAATTGAAGATTATGATAAATACAATGAAAATATTGCATTAAAGTATCGTCAGGCGGGTGTAACAACAGTAACCGCAGCTTGGATATCAAAAAAATTGGTATTTGCCCAAAAAATCAGACCTGAAAAAATTCTTATTATTGCCAACAAGTTAGATACCTCAATGGAGATGGCTAACAAGGTTAGAGGTTTTACCGAACAATGGCCCTCATGGGTTGGAGTTGGGTTCTCAAAAGAAAAAAATTCACAAAGACATTTTAAACTTACCAATAATTGTGAAGTTAAAGCCGTTGCAACATCTAAAGATGCGTTGAGGGGTTATACCCCTACCATTCTTGTATTTGATGAGGCGGCCTTTATCGAAGCAGACTCAGATTTCTGGTCAGCCTGTATGGCATCCCTATCAACAGGGGGTAAAGTAATCGTTGTGTCTACACCAAACGGATACGACCAAATTTATTACGAAATTTATGACCAGTCATTAAGAAACATGAATGACTTTAAAATCTCTGAGATGTTTTGGCATCGTGACCCGAGATATACAAAAGATTTATTCATGGTTAAAACCAACGACTTAGTACATTTCTTATTAAACCGAGAAGAATATACTGAAAAAGACATTGTTGATTTATCTATAGAAAACCCATATGAGAGAGACCATGACATTGTAACTGATTATATTGAAAGGGGATACAAACCATGTTCCGCTTGGTTTGAGGGGATGGTTAAGAAGTTAAAGTTTGATAGACGAAAAGTTGCTCAGGAGTTAGAATGTGACTTTTTGGGTTCAGGTGATAATGTATTTGAATCTGAATTAATGCAAGAAATATCCAAAAACACTTTACGTGAACCCCAAGCAAAACTAATGGGTGGTTCACTATGGATATTTAAAGAACCTGTTAACGGACATAAGTATGTTATGGGTGTGGATGTATCAAGAGGTGACTCTGAAGACTTCTCATCTATCCAAATCATCGATTTTGATGAGAGGGAACAAGTGTTGGAGTATGTTGCCAAGATTCCACCTGATGTATTAGCAGAGATTGCTTATAAGTGGGGAACAATGTATAATGCTTATTGTGTTATTGATATCACAGGAGGTATGGGGATTTCCACATCAAGAAAACTACAAGAATTAAGTTATCAAGGTGGTTTATATGTTGATAATGTTGATACAAGTAATAAGTGGAAATGGGACCCAAAACTTAACGATAAAATACCTGGTATTAACTTTAACTCAAAAAGGGTTCAAATTATTGCTGCCTTTGAAGAAAATGTTAGACATGGATTTAAAGTATATTCAAATAGATTATACAATGAAATGAATACGTTTATCTATATCAATGGAAGACCTGACCACCAAAAAGGACATCATGATGACTGTATTATGGGGGTTTCAATGGCTTTGTATGTTGCAGAAAAATCATTCCAATCTTTGGAAAAGGTGACCAACCACACAAAAGCAATGATTAACTCATGGGCAACCAATGTTAATGAGAATAAAAACTCTTCAGAATTCTTTAATCCAATGGTTCCACAAATGGGACGAGATAATGGTATGTATAATAACGGACAAGCAACTAAAGCTGACTACCAAAAATACGGGTGGCTATTTGGTTCTTGATAAGTATTTATATTATCAAAGTAATGGTTAAAATTGTAATATGAGTGAACAAAATCTAACGGTCTGGCAGAGACTGTCGCAAACATTCGGACCTAATTCTTTAATGAAACAGGATTATCCAACTTTTAAGTTTGATAAGAAAGAACTTCTGCGCACACCAAATCGAGATGATTATGAGAGAGAAAAACTCCAAGCCCAACAAACGTTTTATTTAACAAATCAATGGGCTAAGGTTGAGAATAACTTATATTCTCAAGCAATTTATTATGAGCCATCAAGGTTATCCGCTCAGTACGATTATGAGTCAATGGAATATACTCCTGAGATTTCAGCTGCGTTGGATATCTATTCTGAAGAATCTACAACAACAAATGAAGATGGATTTATCCTTCAAATTTATTCTGAATCAAAAAGAATAAAATCAGTATTGGCAGATTTATTTAATAATGCCCTTGACATCAATACCAATTTACCAATGTGGACAAGAAACACATGTAAGTATGGAGATAATTTTGTCTATATGAAGTTGGACCCTGAAAAAGGTATTATCGGTTGTCAACAATTACCGACAATTGAAATTGAACGTCATGAGGTTGGAGTAACCGCCAAAATCACTGTCGATATTACACAAGAACAAGATGCCAATAAAAAAGCTCTCCATTTTACTTGGAAGAATAAAAACATGGAATTCCAATCATGGGAGATAGCTCACTTTAGATTATTAGGTGATGACCGAAAACTTCCTTATGGTACATCTATGTTGGAAAAAGCAAGACGTATTTGGAAACAATTATTATTATCTGAAGATGCGATGTTAATCTATCGTACATCAAGAGCACCCGAAAGACGAATGTTTAAAGTGTTTGTTGGTAATATGAATGACGACGATGTTGAAGCATACGTAAACCGTGTTGCCAACAAGTTCAAAAGAGAACAAATTGTGGACGCCAAAACAGGAAACGTGGATATGAGATTTAATCAAATGGCTGTAGACCAAGATTATTTCATCCCTGTTCGTGACCCTTCAGCACCTGACCCAATCACAACATTACCAGGAGCAACAAACTTATCGGAAATTGCCGATATTGAATATATTCAAAAGAAATTGTTAACAGCACTTCGTGTACCTAAGGCATTCTTAGGTTTTGAAGAAGTTGTTGGTGATGGTAAAAACTTATCATTACAAGATATCCGTTTTGCTCGTACAATCAACAGAATTCAAAAAAGTATGATTGCCGAGTTAAACAAAATTGCAATCGTCCATTTATTCTTATTAGGGTTTGAAGATGAATTACAAAACTTTACATTAGGTTTATCAAATCCATCGACACAAGCGGATTTGTTAAAAATTGATGTTTGGAAAGAAAAGGTTTTATTGTATAAAGATTTGGTTGCTGACCCAGGAAACGGTATTCAACCTACATCATCAACATGGGCTAAAAAACATATCTTTGGTTGGTCTGATGAAGAAATTAGATTGGATTTACAACAACAAAGAATTGAACGAGCAGTTGGTGAAGAACTTAAAGCAACACCTACTGTTATCACTAAAACAGGTTTATTTGACAATATTGACAAGTTATACGGTAACCCATCAGGAGCAACCGCAAATGCAACGGCAACTACAGATACTGAAGATGCGGGAGCAATGCCATCATTTGGTGGTGGAGGATTTGAGACTGCAGAACCATCAGGAGGTGAAGTTGAACCACCAGCAGGAGGTGAGGTTGCACCGCCAGCAGGAGGTGAAGTAACACCCGAATCTAAGAGGGCAAATATGAATATCATATTAGAAAATAATTTTGCAAAAAAGAATAGAATCTTAGATTTAAACCAAGGTCAGAACTCTTTAGGAGAAATTTCAAAAGAATTGGATAAGTTACTAAACTTGTAGTTTTTACATTAAAAACAAATGAAAAATTTGAAACAATTTATTAAAACCACAATAAGAGAATT